CTTGTAGAATTTTTACAACATCACCAACCTGTACTCCCATAGCATCTGCCAAGGATCTTTGTTGAACTACTGACATACCTTCAAATTCTGCCAGTGAGCCTGCATTTTTGGCTATTTCTTTTACAAGAGTATCTCTATCTCCTGTTAAAGCGGCCTGTCTAGCTGCATCTAAATTAAGCTGTCTTCCCAACATCATTTCAGCTTTCATTTCTTTTTGAATAGAACCTTGAACATCTAAAAGTGAATCTCCTGCTGCAACAACTGTTTCTAGGTTTAGTCCTAATTTTTTTGCATTGGCGGCAGCATTTACTAATCCTGATGCTCCGTCTTTTCCAAACCTTGCAAACTCCATAGAATTATCAGCTATATCCTTCATTATAGCTCCAGGAGCAACACCTTTAGCTTTTGCTAGATGTTTAACTTGATTCATTAATGCATCTGCTCCCTCTTGAGAGTTATTTGACATTTGCAGCATAGTTTTATTCAACTTAGCTGCTTCATCAAATCCAATACCGTACTTGACAGCCATTTCACCAACAGTTGTTACTGCTGCGGCTGTTGCGTCTTGTAGTGAACCATTTAATTGTACTAATGCAGTGATGGATTGTCTAGCTTCTTCTCCAGTAAGTACAAAACCTCTACCTAAAGCTTGGAATTGTGAACTCAACTGAACTCCTACTATTCTCATAGTATCCATGGCCATATTACCATCACCAAGTGCTCTTGCAAGCTTGAATCCTTCCTTAGTGGCAACTGCAAGTCCTGCGACAGCTGCTAATATTAGTGTTTTCATTGATGCAAGCTCGTCTACGATGAGTCCAGCACTATTAAGAACGTCCTTCATGGTTGCAGAATTTTCTTTTGCTGCATCATTTACTTCTTTCATGCGATCAGCTCTAGATTCACCAAAAATATCTTGCTTTTTCATCTCTTTGGTGATTTCTTCCATCTTATCAGCTTGTTGTATTACATAATCTAATACTTCTTCACTCATATCTGATACATCGACTAATGCCTCCTCCATCATTGAAACAGCATCAAATTGGTCTAATGTACCTTCCGCTATGGCCTTTGCTTGAATTGATCGTATTGCATCTATATTTGCTAAGGCTTGACTATCTGATAAATTTTTTGATTGACTAGCGGATGCCTGTAATTGGGCTTGCTTGGCCAAATCTTGACTATCGGCAATTTCTCGAACTATACCAGCATTTTCCCTATTCAGTTGATTTGTTCTTTCAGTGATAGACTGGATAGATTGCAGTAGTGCTTGTTTTTCTTTTAACGATTCGTTTGCCATAGCTTAAAACTTATTTTAGATATTTTGCAATTTTAGGATCTTTAGGATCTGCTTTTCCCATTTTAACTAACTTTTTAATAAAGTCTTTTTGTTTTTGGGTTATTTGTTTTGTCACTTTTTCGTCGGCTTGTTTAACGATATTTTGTATATCTTTTTTAAGCGTAGGACTTTTAGACATGATTCTATCAAACTCTCTATCCTCCATTCTCTTAGCCATATTTCTAAGATAACGACTGATAAAGTTTTCTTCTTTAATCACAGATCTAACGTATTCTCTGATTTGAGATCGTAATTTTTTTTCTTTTGACATATTGTTCCCTCTATATCTATTTATTCTTATATAAATATAAAGGAGCTTGGTTTTTTAGCTATTTAGGACGTGCATTTCTAGCAAAGGTTGGAACTTTAGGTGGTCCTGAAGATTTGCCACCTGATGTTTTAGCTTTTTCCATTTCTTCCATTTCAAGCTTAAGTTGTTCATCAAGAAGTTTGAAATAATAGGTCCTAAGATATACCGGTAGTTCATAAACATCTGAAAATGTGAACCCACCTTTGGAGTTGTAGCAAAGTTGAAAGATTTGCTTGTGCAGAATGGGCCTATAGTTAGGCCCCAGGCCAAAAAAAGTTGACACCAAGAGGAATTGACATCTCTCGTTCTTGTCCAGTAATATCTGATACAAATGTAAAGGTCATATCAATATCTGGTGAAACTTTCTTTATTTGTTCTCTGAATGCTCTTGTATCTCTAGATAAGAATTGGTTATCAACAAACTCTCTAATTGTTTTAGGTGTTGTATCACCATCTACAGCTAGAATCATATGCTTAAGTCTAGTACTTAACTGTGCATCAACACCAGCATATCCTCTATTCTTAAAGTTTTTCTTAAGTGCTTTTACTTCTTCAGTAATTTTACCTTCATCACCATGAGTTAAGAGCTTAAATGTAATAGTTCGTTTTGCCGTTGGTAATTCAAAATCAAATGCGTTTTCATCTCCAATCAAATTCCAATCTACCTCAGCATCTTGTAATTGTTGTAAGTCAACAACTGTTTGTTGTTTTTCTCCTGGAGTAAATGGATCTTCAATTTCAACTTTATATTCTGAACCATATCCCATAACTCTTGCTGCTATCATTATGGCATTTTTGTCACCTATAAGAATATCATCATAGTTACAAGGTGTAACGATTAGTGCACGTAATAATCTATCTAATACAACACCTTTTTGAATAAGATTCTGTGAAGTTAGAATATCTTCTTCCTTTGCAGTCATATATTTTAACTCTATAGTACCTGACTGTAGAGGATGGCCATCTGGGTATAGTTTACCTTTACTAGGTAATTCTATAACCTCTGTTGGAAATTTATACTCTACTTTACCTTTAGAGTCATTAATATTTTTACTATTTTCTGCAAGTAATTGTTGCTTAATTTGGTCATCTGTTAAAGACTTATCTGCCATAACTTATTTCTCCATTATTCGTAACGTTTATGTTTTGATATATACATATATAAATATAGTACTAAACTAAAAAGAATAAAAAACTCCTAACTTTTTTTAGCTAGGAGTTTTTCTATTTGTATACTAAAGATATTTTAGAATTGTAAGATCCAATAATCACACTGGATAGACATTGCGATCTCGTTATATGCATTGGTGGCTGTCCAATCTAATGTTCCGAAATCTGCTTCAGTGATAAATGCACCTTTACCTGTCCATTCTTCTACTTTATCACCTACAGGTCCAAGTACATTGATTGTTACATCCTTCTTATAGAAGTCTGCATAACCGTCTCTACCAGTTACTGATTCGTGGTGTAGTCTTACCCATTCCATAACTGCTTGTGCACCTGATGGTACAACTGGGTCATAAAGTGTTAATGCTACAACATCCCATTTTGATTTTCCTTTTACGTATCTAGTAACGTTGATGTGCTCAAGAGTTACAGTTTCTTGTGTAATTTTAGGTCTTGCAGCTTTATGGATTAAGAAAGCTGGTATTCCTTCAATATAGAAAATGTATCTGTTTTGCTGTTTAGGCTCAAATGCCGTAAACATTGCTTCATTTGGATCGATTAAGTTAGCCATTTATTGTTCTCCTCTATAGTATATCTTTAATATAAATATCGCCTATTCTAATTTTTATTCATCAAACGATGCACCAGTTGGCATAATATTAAAGTCAATAATGATAAATTCTGCAGCTTTTGCAGGCTGTAAGAATATTTCACCTTTCATTATGTTTCTATCAATTATATCTGGTGTATTGTTAGTTTCGTCCATAATTACACGGAATGCGTAAAGACCTTGGTTCTGTTGAACTGATTCTAAATAAGGATTAACAATATTTAAGAATCTTTGTCTTGTTGCCGTGGTATTATTTTCAAATACAAGATATTTCGTTGCAGAAGCAATAAACTTCTTAGCAGCGATTAATAATCTACGTACGTTAATTCTGTCTAGTGCAGATGGTTTTGCTTGAAGTGTTTTCTGACCCCATACACAAACTCCAGTTCTTGGGAATACTGCGATTGGGTTAATTCTACCTTCATATAATTCATCTCTTTCTGCGTGAGTTAATCTTGTATATACATCAAGTACAGTAGTTAAGCTACCTCTATTAAGACCTGCAGGTGCAAACCATGGGTGAGCTACTTTATCGTTGAATGCATATACACCAGGTATAACAACAGATGGTGGTACAAACTTAAATCTGTTTGTTGCAGAATCTAAGATTTTTACCCAAGGATAATACATTGCAGCATAATTAGTATCATAAGAATCTGCTTGTGATACCGCGTTAGATATACTATCACCGTTTAATGAGTTATTTGGATCGAATATATAGAAACAATCTCCTCTATCTTCACAGATTTCAACTGCCTTAGCAATAACTGCTGTAGAATTAGAATTCAATACACCAGGTGTTACAATAAGGTTAATATCAATCTCATCAGGATTTGCAATTGCATCTAAAGCTTTTTTGTATACAGTATATCCAGTAGAAGTTGTTGAACTAATATCGTGACCAAATGAATTTGCTCCTGATAAATCTGCTCCAACTGAAACTCTTAATGCTGGGTTAACTCCATCAAATCCTCCTTGGAATGCAACTGAGAATTTCTTATATTTTAATGGTGAGTCTAAGTCAACGTTTCCTGAGCCAGATAAAGCTGTTGCATCTAAGATAAATGCTTTATTGTGAGATGCTGCTGCAGTATCAGATAGTGGAGCTACATAGTTGTAGTTTCCTTTTGCGTTGTCTGAATCAAACTCGAATCCAAAGAATGTTTTTGAATCATCATGTGACTTAGAAACAACTAAAACAGCTGGAGGGAATCCTGCCGTTACTGTAGCTGCTGCTCCATTATTTGCAGTTACTGTTGTAGTAAATGGTGAATAATATGCATCATGTCCAAATGGTACAAGTTTTGGTGAAACTACTTGATTATCTACAGCTTCATCAACTTCTATTCTAACGTAATTTGAAATATTAGGGTACATTCCATTTACAATTAGTTTACCATTAGCATCATAAGATCTGTATTGTGTACCTACTCTACGACCAATAAAGTTAGCGTTGTTAGGATCTAAACTTAAGTTTGCATAAGTTTCTATAGCTACAGGTCTTGTATCTGTATCATCATATTTTCTAACTTGTAAAGTAAATGAACCGTAATCGTCTCCTTTTACAGAACCTGCTTTCTTAACATTAGAAATTGATATTTTAAAGTCATCATTAACTGCATTACCGTGACCTAAAGTATGAACTTTAAATAGTCTAGATGTAGTTCCATTAACTGTTTGTGAACGGAACCAAGGAGTTGCAGCGTGTGAATATCCTGCAGCTCCAATTGGAGAATTTGTACCTCCATTAAAGTCTAGATCCATTCTAGATGCAGTCATTGTTGTTGTTTGTATTGGGCCTGCTGCAGCTGGACCTTCAAGATTAGAGAAAGTCTTATCATCAATGTGCTGAGCAACTGACTCAGAGTTAAATAATGCGTAAACATATAGAGCTTTTATTGGAGTATCAGATGCATCTAAAGTTGTAGCTGATACATGTTTTGCTGAATCTTGCCCTAAGCAATTTAAGATATAATCACTATTAGATTCATCAAATGAGAATGTAAGATTTGTTTGAGCTTCAGTATTTGTAAAACTGTGAGAT